ATGAAGAAAAAGAAGAAAAAAGGCTATAAATGATGGCTAATGTTACTGTTAAGCAGATGGAAGAGATTTGCAACAGATTGATGGATGGAGAGTCTCTAACGCAGATATGTGACCATACAGAGGACTTGCCGTCTAAGAGGACTATTTATCGTCATGTGCAGAGTGATGAGAAAGCATGGGAAATGTACTCAAAAGCCAGAGCAATCCAAGGAGAGGACTTAGAAGACCAGATAATGGACATTGTGAATGAACCATTGCCTAGTGATCCTAAGTTTGCAATGGCTACTGTGCAGAACAAGAGACTTAAAGTAGATGCATTGGACAAGAGGAAGAGACAGTTGCAACCTCTTGGAGGGATAAGGAATAAGCCAGAGGATCTGTCACCAACTGTGAGTGGAACTATCAAGTTGAGTTGGAATGAGTAACGTGTGCTTCAATGTACATTGACACCGTTCATGTGCGAGAGCCATATCAGTTCATTTTCTGAACTTATTGATTGTTTTGTAAGAAAATCTGTAAGAACAAGACGTAAGTCATTGTTTTTATTGACGTTGGTTGTAGGTTATTTACCTACGAGAACTGTTTTCTAGGGATCGAAGACCCCCCTTACCCCCCAAAATCTGGGCGCACTCTGCTATAGCATAAATAACAAACCAAGAGTGTCTCACACTCTAACAGTATGTCTGACAGCTATACAAAGAAGCGGGAGAATGCACAGCTCCACCGGGAGTTCACTCTTCGTCTGTTCAGACAGGAATACGAGAAACATGGACATAGTAATCCCTTACGCGCCACGCCCTCTACAGAAAGAGCTCCACGCAAGGCTCAAGACAAAGAGATGGGCAGTAGTGGTATGTCATCGAAGGTTCGGCAAGACGGTAATGGCGATTAATCATTTACTGAGGGATGCTATTCTCAACACAAAAGATAATCCAAGGTACGCCTATATAGCGCCCACATACCGACAGGCAAAGATGATAACCTGGGATTATTTAAAAACATTTGCGGGAGGAATTCCTAAAGTAAGGTTTCACGAGACAGAACTGAGGTGCGATCTTCCCAATGGTGCGAGGATACAACTGCTTGGAGCAGAAAACGTCCATGCCATTCGTGGTATATATCTGGACGGTGTATGCGCCGATGAGTTTAGTGATATGCCGGAGAGTTTGTTTCCAGAAGTATTAAGACCGGCTTTATCGGATCGCAAGGGTTGGGCCATGATTGTGGGTACACCCAGGGGAATGAACGCTTTCTACGATATGTATGAAGCGGCGCAAGCTGATAAGCATTGGATAACGGCGATCTATAAGGCATCAGAGACAGGATTGCTTGATGAAGAGGAGCTGGAGTCGGCTAAAGCAGCGATGTCCGATGATCAGTATAACCAGGAGTTTGAATGTTCATGGACGGCAAACGTGGCTGGAGCTATCTATGGAAAGGAAATAGAGACTGTTATGACGAAGGGCCAGATCTCCGATGTACCCTATGACGAGAGTGCAAGGGTGGATACTTGGTGGGATCTGGGCATAAACGACAGTACCTGTATTATTTTTACCCAGACTATTGGCCGTGCTGTTCATGTGATTGACTGTTATGAGAACCGTGGCGAGGGATTGCCGCACTACTGTAGGGTCTTGGATCAGAAGGGATATCTATACGGTACACACAATGCACCGCATGACATAGAGGTTAGAGAGCTAGGCACAGGAAAATCAAGAAGAGAGATTGCGTATGATCTGGGGCTGAACTATAGGGTTGTACCAAAGCTGCCATTGGAAGATGGTATTCACGCGGGGAAATTATTTTTCTCTCGACTCTGGTTTGACCGTGCGAACTGTAAGCAGTTGCTCGATGCACTCAGACATTATCACAGGGCCTATAATGAGAAGAATAGAGTATTTAGAACAACGCCTGTCCATTCATGGGCGTCGCACTTTGCGGATGCATACCGATATCTGGCCGTGGGATTCCGTGAGAATAGGGACTACTCAAGACCGCCACAGGCAATGGCCGAAGACAAATATAATCCATTGGGAGCTTATGTATAATGGGAAAAAACCAACCAGCAATGCCACCTGTTCCTCCACCTCCTCCTCCACAGCCTGTAAAGGCAATCAAGCCGGAGAAGACGGTGAAGATGCAGACAAAAAAGAAGATGGCCGATCCGAATAAGGTTGGCCCAAAGCAGACAGTATTAACAGGACCACAGGGTCTTGGTAAAGAAACAACCACTACGAATGCGGGTAAAGGCTTATTGAGTGGCTATTAGATGCATTAATGATGAACCGAAGAGGTTTGTTGAATGGCTAATGGAACGATTAAGAATGACGAAGATCACAGGCCAGTCAGAAGCACAAGCCTATGGATTTTTAGAAGATAACAGAATTATAGGGTCATTCGTTTTTTCGGAATACACAGGACACGATGTACACATGTATTGTGCATCCGATAACCCAAGGATATTTCAAAGACGGTATATGAAGGCAATGTTTGATTATTGCTTCAATGATCTAAAGGTTCGAAGAGTTTCGGCCATGTGTAATGAGAGCAATAAGAGATCCCAGAAATTAATTATGGGCGTTGGGTTTAAGCAAGAAGGACGGCTCAGACGGTACTTCGGTTTCGAAGATGCTCTGGTCTATGGATTATTAAGAGAGGAAATGAGGTTTCTATAATGGGAAAACAACAACCGCAACCACAGACGCAGCCAGATCCAGCGCCTGTAACTCCACCTCCAAAAGTTGAGCCTGTAGCACCAAAGGAAACGGCATCGGTAAATCCGAAATCGGCTGTGGGTGCATCGGCGGGCGGTGGCTATGCGGGAACTGGAAAGGGCAACACAAGAACATTGCTGACAGGTCCAGCCGGAGCAATGGGGAAAACACCCATTCGAAAGCCTTTACTTACAGGGTCATTAGGTTCTTCATATAAAACAACATTAGGTGGATAGATGGCTGAATCTGATGAATTAGCCGAGGTTCTTGCGGAACAACTCGCTTTACTGGAAAACCAGCGAACATCATGGGAACAGCATTGGCAAGAAATAGCTGACTATGTAGTGCCACGCAAAGCCGATATAACCAGAACACGCACGCCGGGAGACAAAAGAACAAGTCTGATATTCGATGGTACAGCTATTCATGCCGCAGAATTACTATCGGCAAGTCTTCACGGAATGCTTACCAATATGTCAACTCAATGGTTTTCTCTCCAATATAGAGATGAAGCGATCAATGGGGATGATACGGCGAGGGAATGGCTGCAAGGTGTTGAGGAAGTTATGTATAAGGCATTTGCCAGATCAAACTTCCAAGAACAGGTGCATGAGCTCTATCACGATCTCATTACCTTCGGCACGGCGGTTATGTTTATTGAGAATGACGATGAGAAGGATATTAATTTCTCTACACGGCACATAGGGGAATGTTATCTCTCTGAGAATGATAAAGGGCGGGTTGATACTGTCTTCCGTCAGTTTAAAATGCCGGGCAAGGCTCTCCGTGACAGGTTCGGAATTGATAGATTATCGAAGAAATTACAGGATCAGATTAATGAAAACCCTGTGGAACTGCGGGAATTGGTTCATGCGGTTTATCCCAGGGGAACATATGATATCACGAAGGCCACAAGTGAGAACAAACCCTTTGCGTCTGTTTACTTTGAGCCGGAAGAAAAGATTGTGCTGTCCGAAGGTGGGTTTGACGAACTACCATACTGCTGCCCACGCTGGTTAAAGTCATCTTACGAAATAGGGTATGGTCGGTCCCCTTCCTTTACCTCACTTCCAGACATTAAAATGTTGAATAAGATGTCCGAAGTTACCATTCGGGCAGCACAGAAACAGGTAGATCCACCGTTACTTGTACCAGATGACGGCTTTTTACTGCCGATTAAGACCGTTCCAAGCGGCTTAAACTTCTATAGATCGGGTACAAGAGACAGAATAGAACCGTTAAATATCGGTGCAAACAATCCTCTGGGTCTTAGTATGGAAGAACAGAGAAGACAGGCTATACGATCTGCCTTTTATGTGGATCAGTTGATACTAAGCCAGGGACCACAGATGACGGCAACGGAAGTTGTACAGAGAACAGAAGAGAAAATGAGACTTCTTGGCCCTGTTTTGGGCAGACTACAGGCAGAAATGCTCCAGCCATTGATTATCAGAGCTTATAATCTGCTCCAAAGAAAGAATATGTTTCCACCCGCACCAGAGTTTATGCAGAATATGGATATCGAGATTGAATATGTCTCTCCATTGGCTAAAGCTCAGAGACAGGTGGACGTTACCAGCATGACACAAATGCTTGAGCTTCTTGGCCCTGTGGGTCAGATCGAGCCAACAGTATTTGATTATATTGATTTTGACGGTGTTACGAAGCATTTGATCAAGGTTCTGGGTATTCCGGCAACCGCAGTATCAAGTGATCAGGAGATAATGGAGAAAAGAGAGGAACGTGCGGCACAACAGCAACAGATGATGGAGCAGCAACAGATGGCGGAACAAGCCGAAGCCGTTGGCAAAGCAGCCCCAATGGTAGCGGCAGTTAATAAATGAAATCGATAATGGAATTAAAGGAAGCCTATAAAACGGCTTTCGATACAAAAGACGGCCAGACATTAATGGAAGATCTTGAATTGAGATTCCATATGCACACACCAACTTTTGTTCCAGACTCAAACGAAGCGGCATACAGAGAGGGCCAACGATCTGTGGTGCTGTTTATTCAAAATATGTTGGCTGAACATAAAGACAGAGAGGATACGGTAATCAATGAATGAAGAAGTACAACAGGTAGCGGAGTCGGAAACGGCAGCTCCGTCTGAAGCAACTTTTGATTGGAAAAATGAAATACCAGAAGAAGTCAAAGGAAACAAAGTTTTTGAAAACCACAAGGACTTGGGATCACTATTAAAATCCCATGCTCATCAGCAGACTATGATCGGTGCTGAAAAGATTCCACTTCCCGGCATGAATGCCACAGAAGAG